ACGCATACTACCACGGTGAAAGCGGTATCCACGACTCATATTAAAATAAGCATTGTCAGAGGTAAAGTCATCGAACCAGTGAGGGTCCAGTCTAAACGCAGAAACATTGACGTCATCAAACGCCGTGAAACGCTTAATAATATCGTGAATTGAAGTACTTGGTTCGCCCATCAGAATAGAATTGGAAGTATTTGTAGTTGGTTGGTTATCCAATAGCGGAAAACTCTTACCATACAAGGAACACGCTTCCATTGGGGCAGGGGTTGGGAGAGTTAAAGCATCTCCAGCTTGTGCCCACGTTAACGTAGTGGGTCTCGGTTTAGCAAACGATAAATCAGGGGCACCACACATTGACAAATTAATATCGATGGATGTGGGTAAAGTATCGTTCACTTTCAACGGGTTAATGACACGAATAACCAAATTTCCAATGTCTTCTGTAGCAACCAGAAAACGCGTTGGGGCAACGTATGGAATTCGAATGTAAATCTCCTTTTCTTGACGGAGATCCCAAACAACTGCGGGAGCGGCAGGAGAAAAGGACGGTGGTATTACACCAGTAGCATGGAACTCAATGGAGAGCCGACCAGAATAAAAACCGTTCTTAACAGCGGACAGGCGGAAGGCAAAACCTCCACGCCAATAAGCATATTGTCCGGCTAACATCGACGTTAATGATGTCGTCCAAACACGCGGGTTCAGAGCTTTGTTGATTAGGATTGTGTCAATTGCATCAGTGGTGGCAAAAGCTATGGTCTGTACAATAGTATCACGACACACAAAAGCATTAATTGCCATTGGATCTGTAGTTGACAAGTTGATAATGGGTTCACACGTCACTTTGTTGGTGGGTCTAAGACCTAAAACAACGGAACCATCCACGTTCTCACAATTTGTGAAGCCCATGGCTGGAACATTTGAAAAAGGGTGCACACTGGCATCAGAAAGTGGGCGTTCTAAGCCAAACAGCGAAGACACACCACCAACCAAGTCAGCTACCCAAGCAACATCTTTGGCAACAGTGCCAACAATTGGAACTCCATCCATGAGGCGGGCCATAGCGCCGATCTTTGCTGCTTTACCAGAGATAATTCCATCTGTTTTTGCAGAAGTCTCATTGCCAGATTCAGCTACAGGGATTGATAACTGAAGATCAGATAGCCAAGCCCACACAGTTAGCGACGCAGTCTCAACAGTGTTAGGGCCTTTGAGGGGATTGATCATTTCAAGAAAGAACTGAGACCACAGATTCATGCTTTCACCTGGTCGAGCTAACACCCAGGGAGGCATGCCACAATATGGAATGGTCATTGTTGGACTTTCTTGAGAACCAAAGTCAACTTCAATATGAGGATAACTGGTCAGCTGTTCTTTCTTGCCAACAGGAGCAACTCTTGTGGGGTCCATGTACACCTCGTAAGGTGAACTGTAACCGAGTGCTCTACCCATGGCGAACGGTGACGCATTGATAGTGACTTTGTAATTAATAGAGCAACGCATATAACCAAAATTGGCTAATTTGGCTGCTACTGAATTATTCGCTAAGTAATTGTCAATACTTAGTGAAGTGATAGCACCTGTGACGGTGGTAATTGACGACGAGTGAATTATAACTGGTCGTGCTAAAAAATTTTCAATTGAATGAGTGTGTTTCTCCGGTTCACAGATCGGAATTCCCATTGATTCATTGGCAATTCCAATTTTGGAATAACTAGCCATGGAGTCATGGAATTTGACAGTTTCTTGGATATCATACTCACTTGCTTGATAAGGGTTGGAATTTGTTGTTTCTACGGCCGAAACGGTGTTGTTTTCACTTTGGGGCATGGTTGGGTTTACAGTTGTGTTTGTAGCGAATGTGGTATTTCCATCAGTTAATCTCATTCATAATTAACGGTGTAGTGATTTATTGCATTTGTTTTGTAGAGATCATCATGCAATGTACATACTCTTCATACTTAGTGATTGGATAGATGAAAGATCTTAATCACACGATCTAACAACATCATTCACTAAATGAGTTGGGGGGGCCTAGTTTAATAATCGGATTGCACCGATGCTTGTTTATAGTCTAAGCTAGACTTTGCGTTAATTAACAAGACGCACCCGCATTTCCTGTCCATTCACGAACAGTTTTGAGGGCTACTTCAAAGTCAAGCGGTAAGGACCAACCAGAAATGTTCTTGTTTTTTTTATGACAAGCGGTGAGGATCCGAGATCGGAAATCATTAAAGTAATCCTCGCCGTGCAACACAGATTCATATAGTGCTGTCACGACTCGGTTACGATAGTTTTGCGCTCCATCGTGTCCTTTCTTTTGGTAAAATACCATCTCTTCTAGGACCATTTTGTCAAGGGGAGCCGCATGATAATTGCCAAGACGAGTAAAGGCTCGTTTTAAGAATGTAGCTTCTGTAATTGTCACGAAGTTTGTTTCTTCTCTTTTCTCGGCATCAGTGAGGATCATGCCTAGTTCAGCAGCGTGAATGCTGATGTTGTCGGGGGTGTACTTCTCACGCACTTCTTGGCGTACGGATAACAGTAGGTCATCACCATAGGTAACAGCGAACACATTAGTCTGAAATGTTTGCAAGTCGCCAACACTGCACAAATACGCATAGCGCACCACGATCAAATTGACCATAGAGTTCAATTCAGATGTAATAGGACATCCAGAGGGATTTCCACCTTGCCACACATACATTGTATCGTGCCAAATGTGAGCAGAATGAACTAGGGTAGCCCAAAGGCAACGTCGAATTCTTCTCTCTTCAGATGTTTGGCCGGCTTGCTCGTATTTGTCAATCACGTGGTCACCGATCAACATAACCATTTCTCGACGAATGGTCGAATCAAATTTGGAGTAGTCTCCTGCAAAAATGCCTTTGTCTTCTCGCGGTGCAAGTGGATCCAACCGACTGACCAAACTGGAGTATAAATACGCCCAATCTTGTCCGTAAGGATTCGTACCAACAGCAACACCGTTGTTTATCTTTCCAAGATGCAAGCCAACGTTAGTTTCCCAGAAGTACATACGAAACGCCAAAAGAAAATCCAAGGGACACTTCGAGTACAGACGTGGGTTATACTTACGGTCGGGCACTCGCAGTTCATCCTTATCATCATCAATGAAGACGGCGCGCTCTGGATCATAAGTGAGCAAAGACCGCAGAAAAAGACGCAAGCGATCGACAACTGTGGGATCAATACTGGTGGATACTTGCTCATCAGAATGACGTTTGATGACATCCTTCTTCAGTGGCTTTGAATAAACCATTGGAAAACCACTCGAAGAATTGAGTTCGATACTTGAAAGACCGGAGTTGGGCAAACCATCGATACTCTCATGTAGTGTCAAAATCTGATTCTTAACAGAATAATTAAGGGCTTCTGTGAACAAATGTTGAGCACACATAGCCAGCTTGAAACGCACGTCAGCATCATACGGAAAGTCAGGGGTCAGCAATTTACGAAAAGAATTCTCACGTGGGAAATGTTCCTCTCCGTTCTCATCAACCACGCGTGGTTTCCTCGACACAGGTGTGCGGTGGTGTTTGAAAAGACCAGTCGATGCTAGGTCGGATTTAACGTAACCGGAGTCAGAATTCACATGAATGTGTTTAACTGAACCCAAGGTCAGGAAATTTCCTTCCAAATTAATGGCACCGTCCAATTCACAATTATCTGGATCTTTGAAAATAACGATCTTGCAACTTTGTTTCTGCAAGCCTCGCAATAGAACCATCAACAAAGGTTGGGACATAGGAATGGCGTAACTATACATACCATCTCCTGCCTCATGTATGGCAACAAAAGGTTTAGTGGGATTGGGTCTGAAAATAACAGTGGAACAGTCACCCATTTGTGACCAGTTGTCCATGGAAATGAGTCTTGAGGCTACTCTTTTTCCACCATCTTGCATGTACAATGTAGTAGAACCAATGTAGGATGCATTCGTGATTTCTGTGGCTTTCATCTCAAAGTCAACAGCAGTCGCTAGGGTCCGCAAAGGGGCGGCGAACAATCTATCCAGCAAAGAAACATCATTGTCTGTGACAAAGTGTTTAATCACATCTGGGTGTTCTTGACATTGAGCCATCCACACGACACGAGAGTCAAACAGGGCTGTGTCCTCACTTGCGTAAGAAAACAGTTTGTGTGCATTGTAGCGCGGTTGTTTGAGAATTTCTGATCGGGGCGTACCAGCACGAACCAAACAAAAGTCACCTGTATAAGATAACATTTTTCGCCAAGTGTGGTCAGGCATGTAAAGAGCACAACTTTTCAGAAAAATGGCACTGCTCAAAGCATGTGCAACACCATTTTCGTCAATAGCATTAACAATGTACATGTTACCGGCCATCTTTTGCAAAATATTGCGCAGTTGACGCGGGTGATCACTGTTACACTCAACAAATCTGTCGTCACCATAGAGGGGGGTGACATGAACATTACAGCTCGTGTCATTGACCCAGGCGAAATGCTTGCTAGAGGATACAGGATCTTTCCCAGCACGTATTTGACGTTCACCAGCAGGGTTTTCGCGTTCAGCACCAGAGCCAGTGAAACCTTCCAATTGAGCTTTGAGGGTGTCATTGGTTTTCTGTAAGGCGATCTTTTCAGCATCATTATCTCGGCAAGCATACCAAGAACCTAACATGTACAAAGCACCAGCCAAACCGACAACGGCTCCGAAAGTCACAACAGCGGCAATACGATTGCGACGTTTGGTCCTTTCTTCTTCCAGAATACTGTTGTACAGTGTTTTTTCTCGAGCATCAAGAGCAGCGTTCTTAAGCACGTTCGCAGCATCGTCAAGATCGATCACATGGCTTGGAACCAATGGGTCATCAACAGGTTCTGGATCAGGCACTGTTTCGGTTTCATCATCGTGAGGAACACCCTCAGGGTCAGTTTCTTCCAAAACAGGATTCTCGAGATCATCTTCATCCTCTCCACGTTCGTCTTCAATCAACATCCTGGCTCTGTATTTCACGGGGTCAGGAACGTACTCGAATAAGTCCATATTTCCAACATCAAGGAGCGGAATTTTGTTGGGGGTGGCAGGGAGTTGCTTTGCTTTCTTAGGACGGGGAGAATTAGGAACAACAGTGATATCGTCACCAGACTGTGTCACTTTCTTTCCGGGTATAAGGTTAGAAGCTTTGTTTCTCTTCTTGTATCGTCCACCAGGAGAGTCTAAGCGTTGCGCTTCTGCGCGTGCTGACTCGAGATCCACGGCAGCAACTTTGTTAAGCACCTGGACTTCACGTCTTGCTGCGCCACTTGAGAAGTGGTCAACTTTCGCTCTGATATAATCAGCTCTGAGTTGGTCAGCATTAGTGCGACGTTTACGATTGTCACGATGTGCGGCAAAGGAGTCCAACATAACATTAAAGAAATCATCAAAAGAGATGCGGGAACCGCGCATTTGAGACACAGTTCGACCAGGCGAAAAGAGCGCGTCAGAATGTTCACCAACGAACAAGAAGGTAGCATATTTCTGCCTTAACACTTCTGGACAACTGGATAATGGGATCCAGCAATTCTTACCACGGTACTTTATCTCTTGGAAGTTGTACTGATCTTCTTCATCTGGGGTGCGGAATTCCATTTCAACACGAACATGCACACGACGGTCCAAGGCTTCTGGATTGGTCATGGACACTGGGGGAGTCCAATTGTTGTATGTAATTAACAACAGTGCAGAACGAGCAAAAGATGTTCCTTTTTGGCTAAAAGCCATATCTAAGGGCACTTTGTTTGCAGATACCAAGTCCAGCAAACTGACATAGTCAGTGTTGGGGCTGGCGGCACTGTCAACAATAGCACCAAAATCATCCATCAACATCGCATGTTGGCCAATGTAGCCTTCATAGTAATCTGAGGATCTTGCTTTCTGAAAAATAAGCCGAGAAGGCTCAGGAATTTCTTCATCGGGGGCCAAGAAATGGTACGTCAATTGGGCAAGAGCATTAGTGAGGACAGATTTGCCTACACCGGGTACTCCACCAAGAGCAATAACAAACGGCAAAACACCTGTTTTCTCTCGAGCATCAGGCCCGATCAAGGCAGCAACATGCTCATGACTAGTCAACAAACCACGCAAGATTTTCCAAGCAGGTTTTTCTGACTTCATACAAAATTTAGTAACTAAAGAACTGACATATTTCATGTCATCGTGAAAACGATTAGTCTTGAACTCATTCATTTTGCTTGAATTAATCAAGTCACTATTACTCCAGTCTTTGGTGAGTCTGTCTTGAATTTCAATTATGGACGCAAAGTCACTTGCTGGAAGAAAATCTACCAGAATGGATTTGGGGGCCAAGAAGAAACGGGATAGATCACCCCACCTCTTCACAATGAAATTAATGAGTGCATCAACGTCTTTCATTCGGCCAATGTCTTTGTGGAAGGCATCTGAGAAGCGACGGAAATCGTCAGACAAACTCTCAATTATTGGTTTATCTGGATCGATGTACTCACCATCATCTTCATTGTCTCCGAAAACTATCACACGGATTGCATCAAAGAAGGCTCTGCTAATCTTGAACAACCAAGTAGCGGAATGGTTGCGAGTACGAATGTACTGCATTGCAAGATTGACAACGTTCATGACGACGCGATGCCAACCAACCATAACACCAAAAATGACAAAACACAAAGATCTAACCGTATCGGGAAGACCCAAACAGTTAAAGACATACTGCATTAGCACAGCAATACCCATCGTGAGCACGGCTTTAAAAATGCCCAAAACGTATGGATTTGTAGTACTGAGACTAGACATCAGTGACATGATCGAATTGAGACCATTCATCACACTGTCTTGGAAATTGGTAACAGAAAAGAAAGGGTGGCTTCTCACTCCATTGAGCGTTTTTGTTGCTGAAAGAGCAATCTCATCAATTTTGGAGGCCATATCTTCTGTAACAAATTTTTCAGTCTTTTGACCGAGACCTTCAATAGCTTCTTTGCAAGTTTTTATCAGGTTCTTGAGGTCTGCCGACGTCTCTCCAATTTTGGCAGAGTCTAACTCTACTTGGAGTTTATCCATCAAATCAGCGGCTTTGCATGTAGCATGCATAACTGACTCTGAAGCTGCTGGAACACCCGTGGGGGCGTACAACGAACTTGACAAAGAGCTAGAAACACCGCCTTCCATAATTGGAAAACGCAGATAAGGGGTCAAGCGATATTTCGCAACAAAAGAATGGTCATCCACATATTTAACTGTGTGGTGTCGTTTATTGATTTCTAAGGGAAACGACGTGACTGCTTTATGAGATCGAAATGAAAGGGGCACAAAAGACGGACGCCAACCAAGTTTGATCAATTTTTGAGCTGTTACAGTGCTCAAAGCTTTGACAAGGTCGAAGTCAAACTGAACCATCAATGACAAAAGAAAATGAACAAGAATATCTTTGTCAGATTGGGAAGTGACCGCAGCAACAAGTTTCTTCACAGAGAAGGTCTTAACATCACTAGGTTGCGAGAAAAAGGACGGAAACACACTAGGGGAAAGTCGACGTGTGTTGCCCTCCATAACTGGTAGTTCGTAAAACTCACCGTCATATGATAGATTGAATAAATAGGATCCAATGCTAAAAGTACGATCATAATCGACCGATACATCCTCAGGAAGAGGAATGGGGTGTTGGTGTTGATAAAGAACGCCGTCTGTAAAACCGGACTCTTCATACGAACTTAGTGACAACATAGCAGTTGATGTTGAATTG